CCGAAGATTCTTATTGAGATTAAAAGTTACGGGTGCCATTAGAATTGGATTAATTAATGACATTATAAAACCTCTCAACCCTAAAGTCAAGAGGTTTGTGTAGGTTATTAAACTGGCCTAATCGTCATACACTCTACACTCTTCTGCGTCAGGATGATTGTCACAGTAGATTTCTAGGTGTTGATCTTCATGCCTTGTATGGTAATCATTGATCTTGGCATCATTCTTGTCTACCTCTTCTCCTTTATGATACTCATCATAATAGGCATGAGAAGATTCTAAATCTGCTTTTGTGTATTCCATCTTACCATGATTAATATGTTCTTTCCCATCTTTGGGATCAAGATACACTTCATGCTCTAAATCGTGTTTAATGTTAGACATTTAAGGCCTCCCTGAGTGCTTCCATCTTAACAAATTGTTCATCCATATTATAATACAATTTATAGTTTTCTGTCGTCAAATAGTATCCTTTTATCTCGTTTCCATCACAATGCCAACCATAAGCATTAAGACGTTCATCAACACCATCAATGCGTAATTTTTTTCTACCATTGAGGTAATCATGGTATCTCTCGTCTAAATTAATCATGGTTTCTGGGGTAAGTGTGGTTATCCTAACATGAGGTATATAAAATATCTATAAATTTTATATTGTCTTTAGACTATGATAATATTTCTTAACTGGAATTACTATGCTCATCCATTACATCTCGTAGTTTCTCAAAGTTCTCACAATGTTCAATATCCATCAATAGTTTAGATAATTGATGGATGACTAGAGGATTCTCATTAACGGCAGCCGATTTAAGAGCTGCACGTAAACATCCCTGTGCCTCTAATAGATGTTCTATTGTTGTAGGTGAAAGAGCCATTATTTATCAGTATGAATATCAATATTACCTGTAATCGGGTCACTCTTAGGAGTATATTCATACCCATACTTATTAAGTGCATCCTCAAACTCTTTTCCATCCAATCTCCCTTCCCAATACGCACTTTCTTCTGACATATTATTATTCTCAATTATCTCAAACTCACACTTACTTCCTCTTAATAATGAAAGAAGTTTCACACTGTCTCTATAACATGCTCTATGATACTTCATATTATTCTTTACTGTATTAAGTATAGAATCATATATTTCTTTAGGGGTGCAATCTGCTTCTACTGCTTCTCTTACCCACACTTCAAGTTCTTGCAAAGAATAAGACTTGTAATTATCCATTAGTATCGTATTTAATAGCTTGTTCAATAATAACTTGAATCTCTTTAGATGTCAAGTCATTTAGAAACTTCCAATTAGGATCTTGCTTATCCCATTCTATACTAAATGAACCATCTTCATTTTTGTGTATCTTTAGACTGTCGTTCTTCATCTTTGATTTGTTTCCTAACTTGTTTTGCATAATATATCTCTTGTTCAGTGTACCAATCAGGATGTTTCTTTGCTCTTTTTATTAACTTCTTTGCTGCCTTCTTTATACTCCAATCCTTCATTACTTTTGATTGTTTTAAGATAATCTAACATAGTATCTATACGATCCTCAAGGTAGTTCTCTAGTTCATACATTTGTTTTGCATAATCCATATTCTCTTTTGTTAATAACTCTACATCACTCTCAAGTAATTCTATTCTATTAAGTAATTGATCTCTCATCACTCTCATCTCATCATAAAGAGAATCTATTTTAAGTTGTTGGTTCATCATTCCTCTTACTGTTTTATATCATATTCTATTATAATCTTCTTACTTGTTGTTCCTTTACTATCATAGGTAGTAAGATGTTCTATAGTTCCTTTCAATTCAGCAGTGGCCATGTGAGTGAAGGCTGCGATGATTTCCTTCTCAGATCTTTTGGTCATATTTGTTCCAAATTTTACACATTATAAAACCCTCTCAACTAAAAGTCAAGAGGGTCAGGGTTTACTATACAATTTACTTAAGGTGGATGTTGAAATTTGTTCATGTTCCTTTTACTTTAAACGTGTACTTGTTTTAAATTAAAACCTC